GCTGCACTGCGATATTGCGGCCCTCGGCGGAAAGCAGCCTGAGAAGGATTGCAAGCTGGGCATTGACGAGGATGGATTCGTCCGAAACTACTATGTGGCATCCTCTGTCTGCGAGATGGGGATGCTGCGGGTGGAACTGGAGGCGATTGACGAATGAGTGATGTGACAACGGACACCATGATGCACAGCATAGCTGCTGGCATCACCGTTGACATTGCAGAGGAAGGATTTGACCGGGTGTCTGCCCTCCTCGCCGGAATTCCCGGAGGTGCCAATCGTGCTGTAGGATCTGCGCTGGCTCGCGCCGCTGCCGCCGGAAAAACGGTGGCGAAACGGGCAGTCACGCAGGAGTATGCCATCAGCAGCAGCGAATTTTCCAACCGCACAAAGAATATCAACAACATCCAGCGAGGCAGCAATGGCGAGGTTTCTATCAACTTCGGCTACCGTGGCAGCGTCATCCCCCTTAGAGTTTTCGATACCAAGGTGGATCGCAGCGGCCGCGTGGTAACTCGCGTGAAGAAGTCCGGCGCAAGACAGGCGCTGGACCACGCTTTCGAGGCAAAGATGGGCTCTCACTATGGCATCTATGAGCGGCAAGGAGAAAAACGGTTCCCGGTCAAGGAACTGTTTGGCCCTGCCACCCCGCAGATGATGTACTCCAACGAGAATGTTATGGACTCCATCGAGGAGAAAATGGCATCCACTTACGAGGAGCGCATTGAGCATGAAATCACGCGAATTTTGAACGGATGGGGTGTCTGATATGACCAGTGTTGTTTTGCTTGAGCAGCTGAAAGCGTTTACAGAGAAAATCATGGCCGACATGATTCTCCCGGTGGCTATGCAGCAGGGCGATACAGAACAGGCCTACCGTGCCCCGGAAGTCTACCTGATGCGGCTGCCCGACAGCCGTTCAGCCAAGAAGAAAGCTCCGTACATCATCCATCGGGTCATTCCGCTGGAAACGGAGCAGCAGCCCGGCAGCGAGGAGCGCACGGTGGTTTCTGTGCGCTCTATCTTTTGCTGCTACAACCCGGATGAACAGGAGGGCGACCTTGCTCTCCTGAACATGATGGAGCGGTTTCGCGTGGAATTGCTCAAAGTCCGCAAGGTAGGCGGTACTGGCACTGATGGAAAGCACCGGTACCAGTTTACGCTCGTCCTGTCTCCCGGTCATAAGCTGGAAAGCGTTCCTTACGATGAGGAAACCAAACCGTATTACGCCGGAGAGATGATTACCCACTGGAAGCTGCCGACCGTGCAGCAAACGGAGGATATTAAATTATGGCGGTAAAAAAGACCGCGGCGGAACAGCCCGCCGAAACCACCGTGAACGCCGGGCTTGCTCTGCGCAGGCTCGGCGTTTCCATTTACGTTGGCCCGTCCATTCTGGGCTATATCCAGAAAAACACGATTTACCCCTGCGCTGCTGCGGAGGCAGTGAATCGTGACGATGTGAAAATCGCCACCGAGAAATATCCCGGCGTGGCCGACTTCATCATCGACATGGACGAGCTGCACACCACGCCTGAAAAGGCAAAAGCACGCGGCGAGGCCATCCTTGCGTATGCCCGGATGCTCGCCAAATCCAAGTAAGGAGGATTACATACTATGGCAGATCATGGTATTAACGTCAGCCGCGCCGACACCGCCGTGGCGACCCCGAACGCCGCAACCTGCGGCATTCCCTTTGTCATCGGTACCGCACCGCTGTCCAAGGCAACTGGCACCGCTGCAACTGTTGGCACCCCGGTGCTCTGCACCAGCTACACCGAGGCGGAGGAACAGTTGGGTTACGATGATGACTGGGCAAAGTACACCGTTTGCGAAGTGATGCACTATCACTTTAAACTGTGCGCTTGCCAGCCTGTCATTTTCCTGCCCCTCGCAGAAGACGCGGAAGCAGCAGCCGTGGCAGCTGCCGTTGAGCAGGTCGAGGCTTGTCTGACGATGTTCGGCATCGTACCCGACCTGATTATGGCACCCGGCTTCTCCAAGGATGCTACCGTTTCCGCTGCAATCGATGCGAAAGCTGGCTCTATCAACGGCATGTTCACTGGCAAGGCTCTGGTGGATATTTCCGCAAAAACCTACACTGCTGCGGTTCAGGCAAAAAACAGCGGCACCTTCACCGAAAAGACCATCCTGTGCTGGCCTAACGGCACTCTGGGTAATCTGAAGTTCCATGGCTCCACCGTCATGGCGGGCTGTCTCGCGGAGACCGACACCAAAAATGGCGGTATCCCTTACGAGAGCCCTTCCAA